TAATAATACCCGGGGAAATGTCGAAACCGTCAAGCTGTTTAAAGAGCTTAAACGGATTGGTACATGTATATCCCTTTCTGAAACGTATACCTACGTACCTGACCGCCGCCTCCCGAAATCGTTGGGAGGTAATTATCCGCGGCTATTGAACTTACTGTTTCCGTTACTGTCGAGTACTAAACTCACTCACAAGCGCGTTGGTCTAACGATTCTGGGTATGGTTAATTCCATTTTCCTCGAACCGGACAATGATTTCACTTCTATAGTGTTACCTTCTAAGCAAACTGATCTAGATCAGATCAGCAAGCGTTTTAAGGCATTCATTGACCATTGCACTTTTCTCCCTTTATGGGACGGGGTGAGTATGAGTACAGATGTAGGACATGAAGCCTACCTTTCATTTAAAAATGGACCCAATGGGGTTAATGCCATTTCTCTTCCTCTAGACCTTTTAGCTTTGAAACAAGATCCAGTTTTAATGGATCGAGTGACATCGCTATTAAGGATTGTTAATCCTGTAGTCTATGAGTTGCTCCTTGATTACATCCTCCGGGAGGAGGATCCGGTCCGAAACTTTATTGTTCATCACGGTAAGGTTTCACAACTCTCTGAAAAGGGAGGGAAGACCAGGAAGATCGCCATTGTAGACGGTTGGTCTCAGTCAGCTTTAAAACCTATTCACAAGTTTTGCTATAAGGTATTGCAGTCTTTAGAGACTGATGGTACTTATGACCAGGATAAAGCATTCAAACGCTCTATCCGCTTAGCTAATGAGGGAGGTATATCATATTCTTATGATTTATCTAACGCTACTGACAGATTTCCTTTAGAACTACAAAAGATCGTAGTTGAGAAGATTTTCGGATACGAAATAGGTGCCCTTTGGGCATCTGTTATCGCGGACCGGGAATTTGTCACCCAAAAGCCTGATAAGTCGTTGCTTACCCTTAAGTGGTCCGTAGGACAACCCTTGGGCTCGCTATCGTCGTGGGGAGTTTTCTCCCTGACGCATCATTTATTTGTCCGTTTTTGTGCGGATGATCCTCAATTTGGTTCTTACCAAGTTCTAGGGGATGATGTACAACTGTTTAAAACAGAAGTAGCACAGTCCTATCTTGATAATATGCGCAAAATTGGTGTGGATATCTCTCTCCCTAAGTCTTTTTGTACTCAGGGCGTTGTTCACGGAGAGTTTTGTAAAAGACTCTACTGTGGGCAATCGGAGGTTAGTCCTATCCCGTTCGGTCTTTTAAGATCGGCATCTGAAGATGTGAATATTCTTCCTATGTTGTTAGACGTTACTAGTAAGAGATGGGGGCTGCCCTTGATGGTCCTTGCCAGCGATTTCCAATCGTATGGTAAGTTTCCGGACCACCGGTATAAACGCTCAGCGGTTATTCTAACCGGATTCGTTATGTCTATGGAGAGTGGGATTCCACATTATCCATTGGACGTAGTATTTGCCGATATTGAAGATTTAAACTTTCAATTGGTAAAGGGACTCGAATCGCAGTTTAGGAAATTTTGTGAGAAATTGGCTCCGAGTATCGACGATGAGTATCGTCGAATGGAA